GCAGATAAGGCACTTGCAGACGCAAAGATCGCATCTGATTCAGCAACAGTAACAGCAAAGGCAGCATCTGACCTAGCATTAGCAACCGCTAAGGCAACATACAAGGCTCAGTACAACGCACTTGCTAAGAAGTGGAACCTTAAGAATCCAAAAGCAAAAGTTGCACTAATCAAGTAATTGATTAACACCTGGGCATGTGTATAAAATGCCTGCAAGATCTCATAGCTTAGTTGGTTAAAGCGCCACCCTGTCACGGTGGAGATCACGAGTTCAAGTCTCGTTGGGGTCGCTGGGAGGGTCAAGAGTTCCACCACACACCGCTCTTGACTTTCCCTTCTTTTATACTTATACTTAATATAACTACTAGAGAAAGCATAGTAATGCAAGAGATTAAGTTAACTACAGAGCAAGCCAAGGCTCTAGAAACATTCGTAGAAGATCATATGATGGGATGCTCTATGCATCTATATGATGAAGAAGATGTCCGTGAAGGATTTGAACCATACGGAGTATATGATGGTTGTGCAACATGCGACTCAAGAGAAAACCTAATGGCCACATTTGATTGGCTAAGATCCAATAACCTAGTAGACATCTTTGTCGAATAACTTTTGCCCTCGTAGCTCAGAGGACAGAGCATTCGGTTTCTACCCGACTGGCCGCAGGTTCGACTCCTGCCGAGGGCACAGAAAGGATTTACATGTCAGAAGAATTAAGTAATGAAGAAGAGAACGAGATATTCGAATATCTTTTAGAGGTTGGAGCCTTAGAAATTGACGGGGTTGCCAGCGATGGAGAGATCATGTTTAAGGTTAATACTGAGAAGATGAAGGAATACTGCCCAGATATGCTTGAAGTAATGCACGAAGACCTAGAGTCCTCATTGCTTGGCCTTTATGAGCAGGGTCTAGTAGAAATGCAGTATAACGAGAACCTAGAGGCTATATTTAATATCAGTCCAGAGGGGGAAGAAGCTCTATTAAAGATGGGCTTTTACAACCTAGACGGACTCGAAGAAAAGTGATATAATTATATGCAAGAGTGTATGAGGTGCGGGGACACGGAGTTCCTTATCCAGTATTCAACTTTCATGGATGGCAGACCTATTCTGCTATGCCTGATTCATACACCAATTCAATATCTTGAAAAAGGAGAATATAAATGGCTGAAGGATACTCGCCCACAGATGGAATGAAGTCTGCTGCAAGACGTGCTCTTGCATGGAAAAAAGAAGGTAAGCGTGGAGGAACCATAATTGGTTTAACTCGTGCAAACCAGATTGTGAGTGGCGAATCTCTTAGCGAAAGCACAGTAATGCGTATGTATTCTTTCTTTTCTCGACATGAAGTAGATAAGAAAGCCACTGGATTTAGTTCTGGTGAAGAAGGATTCCCAAGCCCTGGGCGTGTAGCCTGGGATCTATGGGGCGGAGATGCAGGATTTTCCTGGTCTCGTCAAAAAGCAGCATCGATTAAGAATAAGAGGATGAGCAAGATGAGTACTTCAATTTGGGACGGATCTTTCCTTGGAACATTAGGAAAGGAACAAGCAAGAGCTGCTAACGCAGAGGTTGCGCTTGATTTAGAAGAAGAAAAAGATGAACCACTAGAGCCAGTAGTTGTAGAAACTCCTGCTCCAGTAGTAGAAACACCTGCACCTGTTGTAGAGGCTCCAGCACCTGTTGTTGAGACACCTGCACCAGTAGTAGAAACACCTGTAGAAACGCCTGTACAGGCACCTGCAGAGGCTGTAGCAGAAGCTCCAGCACCAGTAGCGGAAACACCAGCAGAGCCAGTTGCAGAAGCTGCAGCACCTGTTGAAGATGCACCTGCTACTACAGAGCCAACCGCTTAAGGTATAAGATGAAATTGTGGGTAACTGGATCCCAGGATTGGGATGATCCAATGGTCATTGCCAGAATGATTACACTTCTCATTCAAGAGATGGATAAAGAAGATAAAGATATCACCTTTATTCATTTAGATAGAGAAGGTGCAGAGCAATTAGCTGGATCATACTTTGCTAAAACAAAGACATTCCTATCTGGAAAAGGGTTTAAAGTTTCTGAATTTATTCCCGCCAAGAGTTCAGACTTTGATGAGAGAATCAGAAAAGCCCTGGACCAGTCACCTAACATCTTAGTTGTATTCAATAAGGGTCGGGACTTTAAAACAGCCAAGATCCGTGAGACAGCACAGAAGAATAATATACCTGTTCTAGAGCATAAAAACTCTTGACAATTACTGTATACTTTTGGTATCATTATATATAATATGAGGAAAATATTAAAAGATATATTGGTTGAGCTAAGTGTTATTAGCAGAACGCTAGATGTTATTGCCAATATTATGCTAAATAAAGAAAAACAAGAAAGATCTAAGCTAGAGAAATCCTCTAGTTTTAAGAAGTTATCTTAGGAGACTGATGTCTGACTTTAAGTTTACAATGATGGATCTGCCAAAGGCTGAATCATTTGTATCAAAAACCCCTAACTCGTGGTGGGAAAACTACGATCTAATTATTTGGACATACAATCCAAGCGGTTGGTCCAAGAAAAATGGAAAATTTCATAATGGTCAATGGGGTACTGCTAAGCGTGTTGTTGTAAACAACAGCGGCTTATGGAAGGTACCTTCTAGTGTCCGAAATACTAGATAAACTAGGGTTAGATAAAAATAGCTTTAGGTGGCAGGATCTTGCAGCTTGCAATGGTATGCCAACAGATTATTTTTTTGATAAGTATGAAGAAGATGGTGTGCATGCACAGACAATCGACTCTATGTGCTTATCATGTCCAGTAATTAAATTCTGCCACAAGGCGGGAATAGATGGTAGCGAGGTTGGTGTATGGGGAGGAATCTACTTAACTAATGGTAAGGTAGATCGATCTAGAAACATGCATAAATCTCAAGAAGATTGGCGACTAATGTTGGAGACTCTTGGTGTCTACAAAGCTATATAGCACCCAGATAGCTCAGGCTATTAAGTCAATCAAATCACCATATCCGAATCTAAAGGTTTCTGTTGTAGAACGTCCAGGTATGCTCAGTTTAAGAGTATATGAGGAGAATATAGCAGAATTTAGTGATATGCAGCACATATCAATAATGGAATATCTAAACATGCTACGTAAAATCGTAGAATCTTTTGGAGTTCCATGCGACCTAGAAGGGCTGGCGGGGAAATGAGTAGTGGAGATAAGATCTGGATACACTCTGAAAAGGTTTATGGGGAAGTTCTCACATACGGAGCCCATGTATCTATGGTAAGATATATAAAGGATAAAACAGTTTTTGAGACATATCTTGAGAACGAAGAGTTTGATATAGTCGAAGAAATTAAATACCCAGAATTCTGGGAAGAGGAGAACTAAGTGCTTTGTTACTCTTGTGGTAAACAAAAACATAGACTGACACCAGTCAAGTCTAATCTATTTGATATTAACTTAATTATGTGTGATGCCTGTATTGAAGGAAAGTTTGAGCCACGCTGGTCAATTATTTTAGCAGGACGCCAATTTGGATCTGAAAAGGTAAGAGATTATATAGTTAAACGTAGATATCACGGTAAAGATATTACAGCCAACGAAATTATTATTTAGAAAGATTACTACTGATCTTATGGATTTCTTTACGAAGCTTAACATTCTCAGCAAGAAGCTTCTCGTTTTGAACCTGAAGCTCAGAGATCTGAACCTGCAGCCGAACATTTTCATCAACAAGCTTATCAATCTCACACTTTAGGAGTTCATTAGTGTCCTTGATATCATCCATAGCAATCTTTAGTTCACCCATTACACGAAGAAGTGTCTCTACAGATGTACTAGCAGCCTCAGAAATTACCTCAGTAACCTCAGCCTTTCGCTTAGGCTTAGCCAAAACCCATGTTAGGAAGATACCAATTAAGCCTATTAAGCCTGTAATGGTTGCGTCATTTGACAATATTATCTCTCCCTATTTAGTTATACCTAATTATAGCAAGATTGTTGACCTGAACCCAAAAATAGGGTATTATTGTATGAGACAACGAAAGGCTTCAAAATGACTTGTATAGTTGGTTTAGTGCAAAATGGTAAAGTTCACATGGCAGCGGATTCAGCAGCAAGTGATACTAATAGCGTACATAAAAGAAAAGACTCTAAGCTATTTGTAATTGACGAATACCTTATTGGATTTTCTAATAGCTTTAGAATGGGTCAGATACTTAAGCATGACTTAATTCCACCACGAGCATCTAAGAAGGATCTTGAAAGAATCATGTGTATTGATTTTGTTGAGGCTGTTCAGAATTGTCTTGACAAGAATAAGTTTATTATTGAGTCTGATGAAAAAAGCACAAACATTGCTGACCTTATCATTGGCATACACGGAAGAATCTTTGTCATGGACACAGACTTTCAGATGGGCGAATATAAGGACAACTACTTCTCAATTGGCAGTGGTCAAGAGTATGCACTAGGAAGCCTGCATTCAACCAAGCATATAAAGACACCTAAGACTAGATTAGTTAAGGCTCTTTCAGCAGCGGCTGAATATACAATGGGCGTAGAGCCACCGTTTATTTACCAATCAATATGAGAGAAGACATACTTAAGCATCTCTCAAACCTAGTTAATTCTGTAGAAGAATTACTTGATGTATATGAGAATATGGGCCAGGGAAAGAAGATTGAGATGGATACCAGATTAGAAGAAAAGATTAAGAACCTACAACAGATAGTGAAATGGAGTAAGAATGACTAACGATGATTTAGATGTAATCGCAGCAACGGTAGCACAAAAGCTTTTTGATAAGCTGTACGGAGGCAAGGAACTTGATCTTGTTGAGCATGATCAAAAGCTTTCATACTGTGCTTTAGTAGCGGGATTCGTGCTAAGCACATTTAGAGAAGAGATGGAGAGAGCCCTCAATGAGCCAGACCCAGGAGCAAATTAACGAAGCTTTGGCGGGAGAAGGAAAGACTCTCCTACACTTTACTGCTGAATGGTGCGGACCATGCAAGAGAATGATCCCAGTAATTCAAGATCTTCTAGAGCAGGACAAGACTATTAAGTATGTTCAGATTAACGTAGACGACAACCCTAAGATTGCATCTGAGTATGGAGTTCAAACTATTCCAACATTCATCGCATTCGATGGCGCAAAGAGGCTGAACACAAATATTGGCGCAGTTCCGCTTCCAGTAATTAAGAAGTTATTTGAGGAATAAGATGTCAGACATTCCTTTGCCACCACCGTTTGAGCCAGAGATGATAATTGCAGAGGCAGCAAAAGCATGCCACCAAAAGATTTATAGCCAAGAGTTAGCAAATCTTGTAGAAGATTTATTGTCTGCTATTGGATCTAAACAAAACCATATTACACCAGCTATAATGTTATCTAATTATTTACTTGCAGAAGGCTATGGACAACCACAGTATGAGTCTGGTATGATTAAAGAAACAGATTCAATGGGACGAGAAAAGTTCTGGGAAGATGCGGGAAGGCCAATTGAGTAGTAATTTCGTAATAGGATACTTAATATTAGCTAACCTATATATATCTTTTAGATATCTAAAGCTGGCCAAATTATATGGTGAGCTTAAAGTTAAGTCAGATGGATATTATGAAGCATGGAAAAATGGATCCAATGTTATATTAAGAGAGAAGAAGGTTAGATGAAGATAAAGAAGGTTGCAGTTCTGGGAGGAATTGTTACTGCTATCACAGCTGCTGCTGTCTATGCAATTATATTGACTAATGAGTCATTAAAAAACATTGGCGATGCATTTGATGTCGAAGACGAAGACTACTAGAGAACTCCTTGACGGAGAAGAAGTCAAGGTGCACGAAGAGATTGTAGACCTGTCTATTCATACAAGAGTTCCAGACAAATGGATCCTTATTGATATGGAGACTGGTCAAGTTTACCGTGGCTCAGATAACCAAGACATATATAAGCGATGGGTTATTCAAGACCACATGAACATGAAAGACTAATGCGGATGTTGCATATTGGTAGTGCCTCTGCCTTCCAAGCAGAAGGGGTCAGTTCGATTCTGATCATCCGCTCAAGAAAAGGAGAAAAATATGGCGACTAAAAAAAAGAAGGTTACTTGGTTAAAGCACGAAAGAACCAATAACGTAGTGTTAAGATTTATAGGAAATAGATGCGAGGTGATTGCTTACTTCGCCCTAACTAAGTGCATGTGGGATGAAAAGAATGGTTCTCTATGGGCCAAGATCTCAAATGCATTCTACAAGCCAGCTATGCGTTGGGGAACATACTATAGCATGGAGGAAGAATGATTAAGCCTTTAGGTACAAACCTACTAATTAAGCAGGAGAAAGCAACAGATAAGACTACTCAATCTGGTCTTGTTCTGTCGGCTTCATTTGCGGACAATGGACCAGCGGTTGGAGAAGTAATAGCCATGGGAGATGGTGAGCAGAACTATCTTGGTGATGTTATCAAGATACATGGAATAAATGTAGGAGATATTGTATTCTTTAATGAGCACTCAGCCATTGAAATTGATGGAGAGAATATGGAAAAGTATTTACTAGTAAATAGCAAGCACGTACTTGCTGTAAGGGGAGAATAATGGGAAAGCACCACGATAAGATCAAGAAAGCTTTGGCTCAGCGAATTGCTGCATCTAAGCCAGGAGAGAAAGCTCCAGGATCGATGAACAAGAAAAAGACGGGTTATAGAGGCGTAAAAGCCAATAATGCACGATAATGGCATGCATTAAAGAAACAGACGTCAATAGAGATATTGATGATGCTATAGATGAGTACTTAGATAAATTTGATTGGGTGTAGAGATTAAATGGATTATAGTCACATAGAAGACTACGAGTGGGAACTTGGCGACGACTATGACTGTGAGCTATGCGGATGGTCTATGAATGCCCTTCACCTAGAGTTCGACAACTTCCATAAAGACTGGCGTGTCTGGACTTCTGTAGGCTGCTACGGCGGGGAACAGATATCATTTGGCGATGACGTAACAGCAGAACAAATGCTGGATGACCTTATGGAATTTGAACTAATGGATATCTCGATCAAGGCGGATATCTTAAATAAGATTGCTAGGAAGGAAATAGAGTGGGGCTTAATCTAATTGATGTGGGGTTAGAGTTACCAGTAGTAGTTATGGATGATGACTTTATTGAATTCTTGCAAGAAGAATCAGTCTTTGATAGTATTGAGTTAGTAGAGTTAGCTGAACTATTTAAACTCTGGATGGATGAGAATTGTGAGTAATACTATGGAGATAATTCATATGCCAGAATGGAAGTCTAAAGTACTAAAGGCAGTTGCATGGATTTTAGGTATGCGTGGAGAAAATGTTTACTGTATAACTATGAATGTGGATTTAAACGAACTTAAGGATAAATAATGGGATACTGGTCTTACCTGCTTGCTGCTATAGGTGTAACAGGCATATTCTTTGTAGGTAGAAAGACTATCTGGGGATGGCTTGTCCTATGTGTAAATGAATGTATCTGGATCGCTTACGCAATAGCAACTAAGCAATATGGATTTATAATCATGGCATTAGCCTATACAGCAGTATATATTAAGTCTTATATGGGCTGGAAAAGTGAATCCGAAAGTGAGACCCCTGTACCGCCGAAAGCGGCGGAATTTGAGATGGATGAAGTATGGTAAAGGCTATATGTGCTCATTGTAAGAGTATCGTAGAGTCTAAAGAGCTACAATTAATTACCCAGAACGATGTAGCATTTTATGGATGTAAGGCTTGCTTTAGATTATATGAAGTGTTAGATGGAATAAGTATACATGTTAATACATTAGATGATATTGATGAGGCTTCTGGCAATGACATTCCAGGGTGAATCCAAAAGATCTGGCGATATTTTCGAGTCCATCGTAAAGTACGATTTAAGAAATCGTGGATTCAGAATGATCGCAGAGAATGTCCTGATGCCTGGGACGGGATGCGAAGTCGACTTTGTAGCTGACGGCATGGAATATGTAGAGGCTAAGGGTGGCAAGGACGGGAATGGAAAGCGTCCAGGAGCCAAAAGAACAGATAACGTAAAGAAGGCTATAGCAAATGCTGCCTTAATTAAATGTAGATATCCAGATATTTATTATGTAGTTTATTTCTCAGCAGAACCAGATCCAGGGTCATATTCAGAGCAGATGATTAATACTGCTATTGACTTCAAGCTCATCAATGAGGTACGATATATAGGTGGGAATATAAATCCTTCAGACCAAATCTCATTATTTGAGATAGATGATATTTATATGGATATGGAGCGGGAAGATGGCAAGACTGATTAAATGCCCTACTTGCGGTAAAGAGTGGGATCTAAGATGGGGAGTCTTCGGACACGATAGTTTAGCTAGGCATATGAAGGAACACAAAGATGCCTAAAGAACCTAGCATAATGCGTATGGACTGGAAGTCGCTAGGTTACTGGCCAGTATATAAAGATGGTAAATTAACTTGGGAGAAGCAAGAAGATGCTAAACAGTCTAGAGATTCCTGATCCATTCCAAGAGTTCGTAGCCAACAAGTACAAGAATCAGAGCGGGCTCAAGTATGACTTCTTTGCTAAGGAATGGTATCTAAAAGCATCATGCTGTGGAGAAGAACTCTATGCCCCTAATAAGAAGACCATGACCAAGATACGTTTATATCATACAAGAAATGAGTGCCTAGGTGGATACTGAGCAAACCTTTGATAAAGAGTTTAATGTAGAGGAGATAGCTCAGGCTATCCTAGAAAAGGCTAAAGCTGAGGTTAAGGGTAGATATGGTAATAAGAAGAGGCATAGACAATGACCCACGAAGAGCTAATTAAGAAGATACAGATAACAGGCCACACCTCTCTTGAGGCAGCCATTATTGCGGTAGTGAAATTACATAAGCCAGTCCAGAGTTATATGTTTGATGAGGAAGCCTGCTCACACTGTAGCTCAGAGGAAGATAGGATAGAGATACTTTATCCATGTGCTACGATCCAGGCTATAGAGAAAGAACTACCATGGTAATTACCTACTTAGATTGGTTAACAATTAATAATACTGATTTATCTGATTATATGGGGGCGACTAAGTGAAGCCGAAAAGTGAGACCCCATTCCATGACACATGGGAAACTTGCCTAAAATGCGGGATATCTAAAAATGACATCGAATACTGGGATAACCATCAGACTATGACCGATTACTCCATATGGTGTAGAAATAAGGTAGCTGGATACTCCACTGGTAAATGGTCAGATGATGATGACTATAAGGGTCCAATAACTGGATTCTTCGGACCTAATAGATAAAATTAAAAATGAAAAGATCACTTAAGTCATATGGTTACTCACGAGTAACATTTACTAAGCTTAATATAAGAACTAAGCATAATTTTAAATTAAGGGCGGGGAAGTCTAAGTTAACCCTTTTCATCAGAATAGATATACTAAAACATACCTGGATACTCATCATAAGACGTAATGCCTTTATGGATCATATAGACGATATATCATATGGCTACCTTTAATAGCCCTAGAGCCAAGGATAAATAGCTTCAAGGGAAAGTTCCTTATCCCCCTCCTTTTAGATCCTCTATGACCTTGTAGAAGGCTTATTTGAGCATATGGAGTATAGTGGAGTAAAGTGGTGAGTATTCCCATATACAGGGCATATTATGCTATATTCAGTATTAGATAGTTATATAGTTATTATATGGGTATTAGAGCACCTATCATAAAGGGATCGTAATGTCAATAGTTTCATAGGATAATATCACTATATGAGACATATACCCCATAAGGCTAAACTTGTCAATACTTAGCCAATATAATCTCAATATATGAGATAAATATGGCTATAAAACCCTATAAAAATAGGGCAAAATTGGTACAAAATTGATCATAATAATGTATAAATATACTAATAATGATCTAAATATGTACAATATATGGATATATTTCTATATATGATATATACTATAGCAATAGGAGGTTATATATGAGTGAAAATACTGTTACTTCTGATTCCGCCGCTGGCCGTGGGCCAGCTCAGAATACTAAGTTTAAGAGAGATCAGAAGGCGGGAAAGAATAAGAAGTCTATTCCTGTAAAGAGAGTTAATAGAACACAGAAGAAAGGATAGCATAGTATAACTATATATCCTTGATAAGATATATAGACATTATGCAATTATCCAGAAATTCTGGGAATTTTTTGCATTCGTCGTAATGTCTAATTAGATATATTGCGATATAGATCTATGGATTATACCTATAGCTATAATGAATGTCAAGGAAATTCTGGGAATTTTTATTGATCGTCGTAATAGGTAATTTTTATTTGCGGTTCGCCCCGCCTATCCCCTGGCAGAAGGTCCAGGAGATAAGGGTTGTCTATTTAACTAGACAGTAGCTCCTTGATGATATTCAAGGAATGCTTGGATTGATGTAGTATGGTCGCCAATTGTTACAGTGCCATTAACTAAATCTATTTCTTTATACTCGTATGATTCTTCGTGAGTAACGGGTCCAACATACAGCCCGAATCCCGTTTCTGAATCCCACTCAGTATTAATCAATGATGAAACCAGGATACGGGTGAAGTAAGAGTTATCACCATAACGTGGCATTGCCTTCTTGATAGCCCAGGCAAAATCCTGGACGCCGCTGTCTCCACCCCAATGTGAATAAAGAACTATGTTCTCATTCTCATTCTCGGTAGTCTTAATTACGAAATTAGTTCTTGCACCCACACCGTGCTCCTTTTCTATTCGGCTGATACTTTTTCAACGTGAGCCAAAAACACCCACAGTTTATTTTTGTCCCATTCGGGCATATCCATAAAGGATTTAATAATGAAGTTATCATTAACCTTGATGACTCCACCATATATATTTTGTAGGACGTCTTCCCAGACCTCTACTGTGTCTTCAGGGTATTTAGTTATATAGTCAGAGTAGCCATTGGGATAATCCCGCTCTGCTGCCTCTATGTAGTCTATTCTTGTCATATATTAATTATAGCCTCTCCCACTGACACTCGTCAACTCGATCCCCTTTAGCTGCCCTCAGAGCCCTAAATCAAGGGCGAATTGGTCTTTGTCATAGTCGCCTTCTAGGTGTTGCTTGATTTCATAGCACATTTGAGATACGGCTAAATGCTTAGTATCCACCAAACCTCGCTTATAGTAATCTGCCATTTCCTGAATAAAACAATAAGTCAATTCCCAAAACTCTCTTTGGATACGAGGAGATTTATTTCCCATATGCCAAGCAAAGTTCATCTTGTCAAAACGAATATCTGAAAGACTATCTTCGATTATTCCTGCTAACTTACTTTCGTCAATGTCCTTATCGCCGATAGCCATTTACACACCTTTCTCCTATTTGATAATACCATATTGGGTGGGGGGCTGGCAAGAACCCCCCACCGCTCCCTATGTCAGATTAGCACTCTCGTGCATTGCAAACTTCGGTGTCTCCAATTTCGATATTACCGTTTTGAGAATCTACGTAAAGATTGTCATAGATTTCTTGTTCGATGTCGACGTCCTCTAGGAGGTCCACATCCATGGTACCGCTAACTTCAATTGTAGCGCTCCACTCGACTGTACGGGTCAACTCAATGTTGAGGGCCTCTGCAATTGAACGCAAAGTCTCTTGGTCTTCTGATTCAGCATATGATTCGACAATGATGTCTTTAACTGAATCTATTTGTGATGTGTACAGACCGTTTTGCTTTTGGGCCTGGCGGGCATTGTGTAGGTCCCATTCAATGCTAGTAACCTTGGCCGTAGCAAATTCAGGGTCAGAGTATCCGTGGATAATCTTATATGTAACTAATTGATTAGGGTTGTATTCAACTGCAGGTGATACTTGGTTATCTGTACTTGTTGTTGTTTCCATAGGGTTTCCTTCTGTAGTAGGTTTATTAATTGTAGCATCCGCCACTGACAATATGTCAAGCTTCTTCCCACATGGGCATGTGATTTGCATCACACCTAGTGGGAATCCATAGTTATCACATGTTACTTCAATTAAAGTATCACATTGATCTGGATCACAGACGAAGGTATACTTGGTCCACGTTTCATTTTTCATACCTCCGCCTTTCTATACTCAGGGACCTTAGTTTCAAGGTATTGCTTGTGCTCTTCGCATTGGGCTACTGCCTCAAGGTCTGCTTCACCTAGCCAATGGCAGTTGCCACAGATTTCACCGCATTCATTTTCGCAATACTCCATTTGGTCTGTAGTATCGCAGTCACGGCACTGATTCTCATACTCAGATTCAGAAATGATTTCTCCACGAAGGAATTCCATTTCTCCACCCCAACCTGTTTCCTCCTCATAAGAAAGAGTCATAAGTAGATTAGGATACTGTGCAGATAGTTTTTGAAGGGCAGGCAGTGGCCTAGACCAAGCCGTGTTGAAGTTATAATGGACTACATAGTTTTCGCCATTCTCGGCTTCCTCCATATTAGTCTCAGGATACTTGTCTTCATCTGATACGCCAACATCCCATTTGGTTCCCCATTCACGGACGTTAAAGTTATACCAATCGTTGGTATCAAACTTAAACCAATCCTTCTCTGTGGAACGAGGGGGTTGCTGAAGATACTCTTCCTTAGTAACACCTGCATCAACATATGAATAGATATTACGAAAGGCAAAGATAGGGTTAGTAAACTTAACCTGTTTGATATTGTAGGCTAAGTCACCGTGTGCTTCATAGTAGTTAATGAATGGTTTATTCATTTGTTTAATTAGAGACTTTACTTGCTCAGGATTACCTTCGATAGTTAATCCGTTATATACCCAGTTTGGCATCTGTTCTTCCTTCTGTGTGTGCTTATAGGGACTTAGTGGGGGGAGGATTAACTCCCCCCTTTTAAATTACTTGTTAAAGGATTGACCCTTTGCTTCTGCTTGCTTCAGAAGTTCTACTTGCTCCTTAGAGAAACGGCCTCGCTTACCAACAGTCTGTCCAAGAGATACTAGATATTCACGCTTTGTCATATTACACCTCCCACCATATATATTCCGATATATTAATTATCCCCTATTCTCAGGGCATTTGTCAATTCCAAATAGGAATTATTTAGGATATTTTCTGGGACTCGTCAACGATCTCGTAAGCCCAGTTAGTTAGTGATTCTTTGTTATCATTAAAGTGGTGGCGGCAGAACATTAGCTCTCCTGATACACCCTTACATAAGTATAGCGCCTGCGCCTGACATTTATCGCATCTATCTTCAACTCGTAATACATATTCCAGCGTAGTTTCAGTCATATCTTAATGGTACAGGATTCTGGGAAAAATAACAACTCGTACTTAATGTCGATAAATTGATAGCGGACCGACCCGCACCAGCTACTTATCTGGATTGGGGAGTAATGTTAGCCAAGTTGCCTTTTGATCTTCTGACATACGTCTCCAATTACCTGGAACACGGGTAGCACAGAAGGGACAATCTATTTCTTGTTTCTCATCCATACCATTGTAGTAAGTATATGTTCCATAGAAACACTGATCACAGTTATTCATTATTCATCTTCCGAATCTCCACTATCTTCCATAGTATCCACCATAATATCATTATCGATAAGAAAATCACGAACGTCTTCATTGTGTTGTTCCGCTCCATATTCTAGAGAAAAGCCATATCCTGATTCTACTGCCCCACAAAGTTTATCCCAAACTTCTTGTTCTGATATATTGAATTTATAATCTGAGTCGTCCATGAAACTTTTAATTGTGCTCCATGTCCACAACCATACCATAGATAAACCAAGGTCGGTAGTGTCTAGGATGTCTAAGCATTTATTTAGTTTATCTCTGTCATCAGCCTTCATTACGTGCTCCAATCGCAAACGACAATTGATATGTAAGTTCATATAGGGCTACTAGGGTATCTAGGGCACCTTCACAACGTGTGCGGTCCATTGAATCCATTGCCTCTTCAGTCTCATCTTCACGAGCAGAAGCCTCTGCCAGTTCCTGTTCAGCGATGAGCATTAGATTCTTTAGTTCTCCGTGCATAATATCTAGGCCTGAGACACCAGCGTCAATCATGCGCTGAAGGTGAGGCGGGATATTGTAATCAGGTGTGAATTCCATACTTATAGCATACCCTCTGCCACTGACAATAAATGCTCTATAGCGTCTATTGCTCCTTCAAAGTAGTCATCTGAAGGGTCATATTCATCTTCAGCCAAAGGTTCATTATTCTTAGCCTTCTCCCAGTCTTGGCTAACACTGAGTAGATGTAACTTAGCATATTCAATAAACTCTTTATTCATTATCAAAATACCCTTCTGCCCATAGGCCCTGTAGAAAGTCTTGTGTCTTTAGAAGCCCGTCAACAATAGGGTCCTCATCAACCTTAGTAACATCAGAGTTTAAGATATAGAATAATTTAGCATCGTGAACCGTGTTGCTCATCTGATCTAAATCTTCCTTAGTATAACCTAGCATCATTTTTCCTCATCCCATTCTATGTAGTATTGGTCTTCAGGTGTTAAGTTGTAATGTCTATTAAATCTACCCTTGATGTAGTTATCATTAGACATCTCTGCAAATCTAAAGTCTGCAAACATCTGACCTTCATCTAGATTAGAGTTAACCCAATCTTCTACAAGTTGTTCGCCTATCTCAGAATAGATTGCGTCAATTACCATTTGGTTTTCATTCTCTAAGAAACTCATTACTTCATAGCCTTTCTCTGTTCAGGGGTCTTTCCCCCAAATATTCCGTGCTCTACATTATTAAGTATAGCGTGTTCTAAGCAGTTTTTCTGCACAGGACATCTATTACATAGCGCTAATGCTTGAGCCCGCTTACCTTTAGCATTACTAAAGAATAGGTCAAAGTCATTAGGTGTGCAGGCTACTTTAAACTGCCAATGGTTTTCTTCTGTCATATATTAAGTGTAGCAAAAAGCACTGACATTCTGCAAATCCTGGGGGATTTTACCTATCGTACTTAATGTGATAAAAATCACAGCGGCACTGCCCGCTTTAGCTGGATTTGTCAAATCGAAAAAGATCATAAAAAAGGGGGGCTTTCGCCCCCCTCTCCTATTACTTAGCGAGTGCTAAGATTTGTTTTGCTAACTTATTTTTCCCCACGCTGTTCCCTTGATGTTAGCGTTGGTTGGTGAGTTATGATACAACTCGTCAATTAGCACAACTTTGTTTTCCCACTTCTTTAGGGAACCCTTAGAATCCTTCTCAGGCTTTGGGTAAAGTGTGTTGATGATTTGCGAAAACTTCTTGTCAGTAATTTTCGCATTGAATAGAGTCTGCATTTCCTTCTCAAACTCATCTGCATAAGCAAAAGTCAAACCAAGAGCCTCACGAGCCGCAACAATTTTGCCTTCTGCTGTCTGTGTGTGGCGAATCTTGAAAGATTGCTTTGCGTTACGCATTGCAAGGTTTAGAGTGTTTTGGCAAACAACACGAACGGGTGTAATTGCAGCCTGAACAGCAACAGAACCATCGTGTGATGTCCAAACGATTAGATAGAGTTTTGTCTCATCGTTAGCGCCTTGTGGGTCAAGAACCATTGTGCGGGGAACTGTAAGAGAACCGAACACAACTTTACCCTTCTTTAGAGAACCCGCAGATTCCCATTTGCAAGACTCATCGCCGTCAAGAATGTTATCTGCAAACGCAAACAATTCTTCATTCTGAACAACCTTATAGCGAGAACCTACAACAGAAAGCACATCTGTGCCACTATCGAAAGGATTTGTGCGAAGAACTAATTGAGCGCCTGATGAATCACGATAAGATTCTGGCGTGTGGTCTGCCATTGCTTCTAAGCGGACATTCCAATTAGAAAGTTTTGCTTCTGAAAGCATTGACTGTGTTGTAACAATTTCTTCTTCTCCGAAGATTTTGTTAGCGAGATTATGCCAAGCAGGCTTTCCACGTAATGCGAAAGCAACTTGTCCGTTATTTTCTTCTAGGTTATGCGCCATAGGTTTTTCCTTCTTTCGTTAGTTGATAATACAAGTCTAGCAGGTCGGACTGACATTTGTCTAATTATTCTGGGAATCTCGGGCATTTTTCCTTAATGTCGTAAATGTCCGATTTGGCGATTCAGGCCGCCTGTGGATAACTTGTGGATAAGCTGCGATCATCGGGATTGCGGGAGCCTAGGAAAGAAAGGTAACCTAGACTCCCAACTACACTTAGAGTTGCGTGTAGTTATTCATCCCCCGATGAAAGTTATGCGCCGACTTTTACCATAGCCCAACGCAAACCATTTTCTGTTTGCAAACCTAACTTAGTTAGATTAGGACGGACAGAAATAATTTCTGTAATTGCGCCAGTAATTCCCGACTTGCCAGTTGTGAAAGTATCGCCCTTCTTATAGAAGCGACCTGTTTTTGTATTTGTAATTGGTGCCATTTATTTATTTTCCTTTTCTTTGTTTGGGTTGTGTGAGCAGTTTAGCAACTTACTCAGGTTGTTCGCAATTTAGCGTTATGCGAGAACGATTGGGTTCAGGACTTTATTTAGCCCCCCAAATCATTTAGAGATACTTAGCAATCTGCTTCATTGTAGAAGCATTTACTGTTTCCTCATCTGTCATTTTTAGAATTGTGAGGGCATTTGTGATGTCCTCTTTCATTTCCTTATAGTTGTGAGTGTGGATTACCTCAAAATCCTTTTCAGGCTCTTTAGGGAAAGAACCCTCTTTTGTGATGATGTCAAAATCAACATTGAGAGTGTTGTTCCAAGAACGATAGTTTGTGCGTAGGTTTTCTGCCTTTGAGAAATTGTCAATAGCCCACTTGCCAACTTCCTTTTTCCACGCTTCGTGTGCCTTAGTGTGCTTTGCTTCGTTAGCACCTTGCGTTGCGTAGTTCTTTTCTAATTCAGCAAGACGACTTTCTAGTGCCTTGATTACTTTTGGTGTTGCCACCTTTACTGTGATTGCTCTGGACATAGGTTTCCTTTTCTATTTGGGTTGTTATTATTAGTCTAGCAGTAGGGTCTGACAAACCCCGAAGGGTGAGAGTTCTTACTTACGACATTGGGTGAGGACACTCTCAATAAACTACCCCTGTTTCGTTCTGGACTACTTGATAGTTGTCCAGCGTTCTGTTCCCTCAACATTGAGGCGAACACGCAAAGAGCCATTTGCGTTCTTGACTACTTCCTCAACCTTGCCTGACACGCCAGACTTTGCGGTTGTGATAGTTTCCCCGATTTGTGGAGTTGTTGTCATTTTGCTTCCTTTCGTTTGTTGTTATTACAATTCTAGCAAACCCTACTGACATTTACCAATCCAAACCCCTAAGTAATGGGAGAAATGTCCGATTTGTCCGCTAAAAATTCTGTGAGAAAAATCACATCGCCGTAATTTGACATACTCGCCAGTAGCGGGCCCCGCCGCTTTTATTCGTTTTTCGATTCTTGTTTTTTATAATTTTTATGTACAGAGTTGTACAATAAAAAAATAATTATGGCGGGAGCTGTCAGTACTCCCACCATAGTAAACACGATCAGATGAATCATGTTTATTTTTTTGTCGCAGAGAATCGAATGTCCGCCTTACCGTAGACACATAGGCCACAAGATACACAAGCGGACCCATTGCTAGAGATAAGTGGAATTGATTTCATATTTTCAGGACACTTAGCGCCAGGCTTACCCGTTAACTCTTTCATTTTAGTTTCAGTAACGGCGAAAGTTTTGCCAAGGTATGCAAGGCGAATTCCTTCATTTTGTTTTAGGTCCGTAGCAATTGAAATATTTTCATCATCCGTTGAATAGTATAAGGATAGATTATCGATATCCTTAAGAATGAGCGCTGCAGACTTTACACGTGTGTAAACCCAGAATTGAACATCCGAATGCTCATTGATTACATTCTTCCAGGCATATGTATAGAAATCATTAAAGAAATCTCCGTCCCAGTGGATACGGAATAGCATAGGGGCGTCTTTCTTTACGCAGTCTGCTTTAAAATCAATAATCATTTCATTAAGCAAGGAATACATTGTCTCCATATCCGCATTACGTAGGAGCTCCCAGTTATGAAGAAGATTAGTCTTCACTCCCTTGAAGAGTTTTTCAAGCTTTCCTGCGTAGCAAACGCTTTCACAAATACTAGTGGCACCAGGGCACGAGAAATCTTTTCCAGCAGGTAGGCCGAATGTATTAGCGATTGCTGCTTGCTTTCCATTTTTTGTGACAAGGTTAGCCACCTTTCTATCGTTAGAACGTTTTAGTTTCATATCATTAATTATAATTGTTTCCACTGACATTATAGGTCCCCCATTTCAGCGTCGGCCATACGTGTTTCCATATAGTCCACGACGGGATCTCGATAGTATCCCTTTACGCATATGGTGCAAATAGAATAGTTAGTGCAATAGCAAGAGTTAATGTCGTTCATTAGTTTACCTTTCTTTTGGGTAATACAATACTATCAAATTAGACTGACATTTACAAATCCTAGCCCGCCTAAATTTTGTGAGAAAAATCACAGTGTCCTTAATAGCGACACGCCCGACTGCGGGGAGCCCCGCATATTTATGCAGCGTTGTGAATATTTATTTAAAGAATGGTGATACTAGATCGCTGTAGTATTGCAAAACTTTTTCTTTTTTATTTTTAATTTTTCTTTTATATTTTTTCTTAGAGGGAATTGCAGTCGCAGCATTACTGCGACGCAACTCCTGCACACGTTTTACTTTTTCATTTTCCATTTCAATACTCCTCTGGTAGCCACGCTGATAAGTGGTGTTGTTCAATTATTGCTGATGCGGGTGCGGTTTTCATTCCCTTATACGATACGCCTTCAGGCATTTCGATTGGGCGATTGTAGTCTTCCTCATAGTAAGCATCGATTGCTTGAATACAAGGCTCGACCATTGAAGTAGGAACGGGCGGGTAATGATTAGATTGTAAGTGCATAGCAATAGCCACCTCTAAGTCTAATCCTAGTTCATCGCTTGCTAAGTCATATGCCATATTGCTTCCCATTATTCAACCACCTTTAGAATTGCGTAAGAGCCGTTTTCATTTATTTCATTTACTACTGGATAAATTGCAGGAAGGACCAAGGCCTTTAGCATTCCTTCAAGCATTTCAACCTGTGCAGAATTCCCTAATTGCAAGAATCGCTGAGAGATTGGATGAGTTTCGTCAAATTCAGTTACGAATTTTATAGAGTGTTCTACTGATACCATTATTTTACGCTCACATTTCCATTACGATAGAATGTCTTAGTATACACTTTACCTGTCGGGTCTGACAAGTTATAGGTTGCGTATTCTTTAGCATCGCCAAAATCAACGCAGTTATTCCAAGCATTAACGACTTCTAGTAAATCGCTAACACGCAGAGTATG